GGTGTTGAACACCACATGGGGATCAGTCGGACGAAGTTGAATGCGGCCGTAGCCCTTCTGAAAGAAGAAGGCTACCTCGTTCAATACGTCAAGGTTCCACAACTCGGTACCGGTCAATTCACAACTCAGACTGTGTTGGTAGCTCCAGGCACGAAGTACTCCGAGACTTATGCCAATCGTGCCAACATCAGGACTGTTACCGAACACTCCGAAGATGGTGGGCGCACTTTCCTCGGTTTGAAGCCCCCCACCTCAATCAGCTCGAAGCGTGTTGCAATTCGTTATGCTGATGAGGGCGGTGCTGCAGCTGACGGTGTCATCTATGTTCGACGCGGCAAAGAAGACATCTCGCTCGGTAAATCCAGCTATGCCCAGGTTCGTATTGCGGTTGATGGAACGCACTACATCAAGGGCATGGCAATGTACAAAGACGACATGCCTCCTGGCGTGGACCTTGTCGTCAATGTGAACAAGAAAAACACAGGCAACAAACTCGATGCCTTGAAGAAACTGAAAGACGATCCGGACAATCCGTTCGGTGCTTCCATCAGTCGACAACATGGCGTCATGAACATCATCAACGAAGAAGGAAACTGGGAACAGTGGTCTCGAGCTCTGTCTTCTCAGATGTTGTCGAAGCAGAGTCCATCACTCGCCAAGACCCAACTGGATGTCGCAGCTGAACGGAAGCGTCAGGAGTTCGAACAGATCTCCAAGCTCACCAATCCTTCTGTTCGTAAGCGTCTGTTGGAATCCTTCGCTGATGATGCAGATGCTGCGGCTGTACATCTCAAAGCGGCTGCTCTTCCTGGTACTGCGAACCATGTGATCCTTCCAATCAATTCGCTGAAAGACAATGAGATCTATGCACCCAATTACCGTAATGGTGAGAGGGTTGTATTGATTCGCCATCCACATGGTGGAATCTTCGAGATCCCAGAACTGACAGTGAACAACCGGAACAAGGAAGCACAGACCAGTATCGGTCGAGCAAGAGATGCAGTAGGCATCAATCACAAGGTAGCGCAACGTCTCTCGGGTGCAGACTTCGATGGCGATCATGTTCTTGTCATTCGCAACAACGACAGGAAGATCAAGACCGGTTCGCCACTAGAAGGACTAAAAGACTTCGATCCCATCAAGGCATACCCTGCCTATCCTGGAATGAAGCCGATTAGTCCACGCACCAAACAGATCCAGATGGGTATCGTTTCCAACCTAATCACGGACATGACAATTCGTGGTGCCAACACGGCCGAGCTAGCGCGCGCAGTTCGGCATTCAATGGTTGTAATCGATGCAGAGAAACACAACCTGGATTACAAGGGATCTGCTCGAGACAACGGCATCTCGCAGTTAATGGAGAAGTATCAGGGTAATCCGAGAGGTGGGGCATCAACCCTCATTTCAAGGGCCGGCTCTGAAACACGAGTGCCTGATAGGAAACCTAGGTCTGCAGCAAAGGGTGGTCCTGTAGACCGGGCTACTGGTAGGAAGGTATTCGAACCGACAGGGGAAACCTTTACCAACAGGCAAGGGCAGTTGGTAAGGAAAGAGATCAAAGTAAAGAAGTTGGCAGAAGCTAGTGATGCACGCTCCCTCTCTTCGGGCACGCCCATAGAGAAGGTGTATGCAGATCACTCGAACTCACTCAAGTCCTTGGCCAACCAGGCAAGGCTTGCTGCTGTCAACACAAAGGGTATCCCCTACTCTCCGTCTGCAAAGAAGGCGTACTCAAATGAAGTGGCCTCCCTACAATCGAAGCTTTCGGTAGCCCTTAGAAACAGTCCATTAGAAAGACGTGCCCAGGTAATGGCAGGCGAAATCGTCCGCCTCAAGACCCAAGGGCGCCCAGACATGGACAGTGCTGAACTTAAGCGCCTCAAAGCCCAGGCTCTAGCGGAGGCCCGGGTTAGAGTGGGGGCCCGTAAGCAGAGGATTGACATCACCGATTCTGAATGGGCCGCTATTCAGGCAGGTGCTATCAGTCCCAACCGTCTCAACCAGATCCTCAACAATGCAGACTTGGATCGTGTTAAGGAACTAGCCACACCTAGGTCTTCGGTTTCTATGACTCCCATCAAGAAGCTTAGGGCCAAGGCAATGATGAACTCCGGATACACCCAGGCTGAGATTGCTGATGCTCTTGGTGTTTCGCTTACCACACTCAAGGTTGGTCTTAGTGAGTGAAAGGAGAATCAATGGAACACATGTTAACTACTGTCGACAATCCATGGAATCCTTTCACACATTGGGATGAGTGGTATGCATTCGACAGACAAGCAGGGTACAACACTCCGTCTTTCTTGGCACGTGTTGCCAACGTGTCTGATGAGTTGCCTGATGATGTGCAAAGTGTTGAGATAGAGAATGCGATTTCGTGGATTGTTGAGAACAATGTTCTCGGAATCTACAGAAAAGTCGCAGCTCCTGTCTCAGTGGCTGCATAGAGTGGGAGAGATGAAGACGTAGGGGGGAGGGGGTCCGCAAATCAGACCCCCCGTCCGCATCGCCTCCGTCCTCAAAAATGCCCCGGGGGACAAAATCGAGTAAGTTTTTTGCCCCCGGAAAGTCGGGGCAAACTAGGACAGAGAGGGACAAAAGTGGCACAACCGACGCAGCAAGCCGTCCTGGTGGATGGCGGGACGCGCAGAACCAATGAACTGACGCTCCAGCTCGAGCTTTTCGACGCTTCCGGAGCCGGTTTGGTCATCCCCAAGCAGGCCGCGGCCCAGACTGACGCCCCGGCGATGACTCAGGCTGCCATCACGGGCGGTGAATCGCCCACCGAGGCCGAGTTCAACGCGCTGCGGACCGATGTCGTCAATCTGCGGACGACCGTGAACTCGCTGCTGGGCAAGATGCGCACCGCCAGGCAGCTGGCTCCCTGAGTTTCGACCCCATCTAGCAGAAGGGAGTTGAGACGTGGTCATTCGACGACCCAAAGAGTCGGATTCCGAGCCCAAACGGCCAAGACCCGCCACAACTCCCGATGCTCGGGAGGCTCAGCTCATTTCCTACGCTACTGACCTGGCTGAGAAGCAGCTGCTGAATGGTACGGCATCTGCTCAGGTCATTAGTCACTATCTCAAGCTTGGTTCCTCACGAGAACGACTCGAGCAAGAGCGTTTAGAAGAGGAACTGAGGTTAACTAGGATCAAGGCCGATGCAATCGAATCCGAGAAGAGAGTAGAGCAGCTCTACAGCGAAGCAATTCGTGTCATGCGGCTCTATCAAGGCCAAGAGGCTCAACCCTCAGAGGACGACTATGAGAATTAGGTCGTATTCCGAGCTTCGACGGTTCGATACGCTTGAGTCTAGGTTCGAATACCTCCAGTTGAACGGTCAAGTCGGTGATTCCACGTTTGGGTTCGACCGATACATGAACCAGATGTTCTACCGTTCAAAAGAGTGGCGTCAAATCCGTCGCCACGTCATCATTCGCGATGAGGGCTGCGATTTAGGCATCCTTGGATTTGAGATCCACAAGGGTCTTTACATCCATCACATGAATCCGATGACGGTTGACGATATTTCGAGTGGAGATCCAAGCATTCTCGACCCGGAGTACTTGATCACGGTCACACACAAGACCCACAATGCCATCCATTACGGTACCGCGCAGCAACTTCCCCGATTGCCCGTTGCTCGTGTGGCTGGCGACACCAAGTTGTGGTAACCGAGAAGGAGGAACGATGGAAGAGCGAGTCGAGAGCGGCCACGCCGACGCCCAGAACACCGAGGACCTGACGCAGGCCCGGGAAAAGGCACTGGCCGCCCACCAGAACGCCGTGGAGAAGAACGCGGACGAGCCCGTCCTCGTCGCAGACAACGACAACGTCGACGCCAACGACAGCGACGCTCAGCCGAGCCAGGACACCCGTGCTTCTGCGCCGGTCTCGGCCGAGGCTCCGCAGTTCGTCCAGCCGGGCGACAACAAGCCCGATGTCAGCACGCAGGACCCGGACGTCTACGTCCAGACCCCGGAGCGCCACGACTCCAACGCGGCCTACGACGAGGAAGCTCGCGACAAGACCGTCGACGACGCCGACTTCGACGCGGACGAGAAGGACGAGGATGCCAATGGCTGAGGACAAGTGGGGCTACGTCTCTAGCGAGCTCGGCGCAGTCCCAGCCAACGGTTGGGACATCGCCTACGAGATCTGCAACCTCGCCTGGGCCAACGGGCACGACGTCTGGTTCCTGTGGGGCGACGGTCCGAACATGGACCACAAGCTCAACCACACCGAGCAGCATCCGGTCATCGACTTCATGGTTCACACCAAGGAGGCCGGCGACTTCGTTCGGAATGCGATCTGGGAGCGGCGCGGTCGACACAAGCTGCGTCACGTCATCTGGAATCACAAGATCACCTCGACGGTGGTTTCTCCGGGTGTCGTGCGGCAGATGGCCGACCGGGGTGACCCGACCGCCAACCACGAGGACCACGTTCACTCGGAATGGTTCGCTGGCGAGTACGTTCCGCCGGAGCAGGGCCGTCCGCAGGTCGACTGGAAGAACGAGCGTCTCGACGTCGACGGAGAACTCGGTCCGAAGACCATCTCCAAGTGGCAGGCCATCATCGGCAGCCCGTACGTGGATGGCGTCATCTCGACACCGAAGTCCGAACTGATCTACTGGGTGCAGCGGTACCTGGCGGATCGTGTCAATCACCGGCTCGTTGCCGACGGAGAACTCGGCCCGAAGACGATCGGCGCCCTGCAGGTGTACCTCGGCGTCCCGGTGACCCAGCGAATGGATCCGGTGACCGTCAAGGCGCTGCAGCGTCGGCTCAACGAGGGTCGGTTCTGATCTGAAGGGAGGTGTCCCGCGTGATCACCAGCATCTTAACGAGTTTGAAGAAGACCCTAGGTCTTCCTGAGGCCGATACTTCGTTCGACGAAGACATCATCCTCTTCACGAACTCGGTCTTTGCAACTTTGAATCAGTTGGGTGTAGGCCCGGCTGACGGGTTCGCAATCGAGGACAAGGTGCCCACGTGGGACACCTTCCTTGGAACCGACAAGCGCAAGAACAACGTCAAGCAGTACGTTCAGATGCGTGTTCGAATGGCCTTCGATCCTCCCTCCACAAGCTATCACCAGACGGCGATGGAGCAGCAGATCAAGGAACTCGAATGGCGCATCAACGCGTACCGGGAAGAAACCGAATGGGTCGATCCTGATCCAGATGTCGTTCTCGATGACGACATTATCGTCGACGGCGGAGATCCTTAGGAGACTTCATGGCGGACATCATTCAGGTTCGGCGTGGTACGTCTGCTAGCTGGACCTCCAGGAATCCGCTCTTGCGTTCTGGCGAGATCGGCTTCGAAACGGACACGAAGAAGTTCAAAATCGGGGATGGCAATACCTACTGGGTTGTCCTTCCCTACTACATCGACCAACCTCAAATCGAAGCGTTGATTACCGCGGCTATCGAGGGTGCCGTGCTCGAAGGAGTTCCCGGTGATTCAGCTTATGAGGTTGCTGTTGATAATGGTTTTGTGGGCACCGAGGCGGAGTGGCTCGAGTCTCTCGTCGGTCCTGCTGGGCCAACGGGTGCTACCGGCGCAACAGGAGCCACAGGTGCAACCGGGGCTCAAGGTATTCAGGGCCCTAAGGGAGACACGGGTGACACTGGAGCTACGGGGTCCCAGGGCATTCAAGGCCCGCCTGGAGCTGACGGTGCCGACGGCGCAGATGGTGCGGACGGAGAGTCAGTCACAGTAACTTTGGTTGCAAATGGTTCGTGGCCACCCGCCGCTGACTCGAATCCGCTTCATATCTACTTCCGATTGCCGGCCTGATGCCTCAGTATGACTTCACCACAGCAATCGAGGCCAGAGTAGCCAATCAAGAAGTCGACATGATGATGGTCGATGGACAGATCGTCTGGGAGAAGCCGGCTAGTGCAGATGGTCCGTATTACGTCAACGATGCACTACTGATCACTCCAACTGCCTACACTGACGGAACGCCGAACATCGTCATCGGACACCAGTTCATCCTGCATAACTCGGGTTTCATCACCGGTGTTCGCTGGTATGACGGTGCTGCAGGTGCGGGCAACTGGGTGATGCGGTTGTGGGATGCTGAGACTACAAACGGACACATTCCAGACACTGGATCAACAGCTAGTTTGGCCAACAAGACGGTTGCATCTACGGGTGGCGGATACCGAGATACATTGTTTGACACGCCCGTCGCGGTGAACACCGGACAGGTATATGTTGTCTCTCGCTACAATGCTGCCGGTCACTACGTGCACTCACCATCATTTTCTGGTGGTCATGGAGCTTACTCTGACGCCGATCCGGTTCGGGTTCCCAGCCACAACGAAGATATTTCATCAATCGTTGGAGGTTGGACGGGAATCTACCCGGCATTGTTCCGTGTCGGAGCTGGTGACGTGGTGCCTCAGGTCGACCCATCAGGTACGCCGTATTACGGCATAACACCGATCTTCTACAAGTCTCTTTAGCGAGGAATACATGGACGAAATCGATAAGGTCCTCGCGCACTTCGGTGTGAAGGGGATGAAGTGGGGAGTCCGTCGCAATCGTCGACCAGTCGCTGTCACTGCCAAGACCAAGCCGGGCGGAAAGATCAAAGTCCGGGGTGGTAAGAACCAGCGTGCCACGAAAGACGCGGTCGACGCAGCCAAGCTTCAGCAGCGAGCCAGGAAGAGCAAGCCGAGCTCCCTCTCCAACGCTGATCTGCAGAAGCTGATCAGAAGGATGCAGCTCGAGCAGCAATACAAGCAACTACGTCGTCAAGACCTCCTCGCAGGTTCGAATCAAATTCGTGATCTGCTCAATGTCGCCAAGCTCGGCGATGAGGTCTACAGCGCGATCAAGGGTGTGGCAGAAGCTACCAGTAAGTAGGAAGGAGGGTTGGCGTGGTGTTATCGAACAAGGCGACTCCCAAGTACTACGGCGAGTTTCGTCAAGCGGTACTTCGTGGCGAGATCCCAGTAAACCGGGAAGTCGCGATGGAGATGAACCGTATCGATGCGCTGATCGCCAACCCGAACATCTATTACGACGATCAGGCAATCCAAGGTTTCATCCTCTACTGCGAGAACGAACTTACGCTGACAGATGGATCTGACCTTCACCTGCTTCCCATCTTCAAGGTGTGGGCCGAACAGATCTTTGGTTGGTATTACTTCGTTGAGCGAAGTGTTTATCAACCTTCGACTGACGGTCATGGTGGACGTTATGTCAAGAAGCTAATCAAGAAACGTCTAACCACGAAGCAGTACTTGATCGTCGCTCGTGGCGCAGCCAAGTCGATGTATGCATCGCTCATTCAGAACTACTTCCTGAATGTCGATACTTCAACGACTCACCAGATCACAACAGCGCCGACGATGAAGCAAGCTGACGAAGTAATGTCGCCGATTCGTACGGCCATCACGCGCGCGCGTGGACCGCTGTTCGAGTTTCTTACCGATGGTTCGTTGCAGAACACGACGGGTTCGCGAGCCAATCGGGTCAAGCTGGCGTCAACGAAGAAAGGCATCGAGAACTTTCTGACTGGCTCGTTGCTTGAAGTTCGTCCTATGGCCATTAACAAATTGCAGGGACTACGACCTAAGGTCTCGACGATCGACGAATGGCTATCGGGCGATCTTCGTGAAGACGTTGTTGGTGCTGTCGAGCAGGGAGCATCAAAGCTTGACGATTATCTGATCGTTGCAATCAGCTCTGAAGGTACTGTCCGCAATGGTTCCGGTGATACAATCAAAATGGAACTTGCTGACATACTGAAGGGTGATTACCTTGCGCCGCATGTTTCGATCTGGCACTACAAGCTCGACGAGCTGGAAGAAGTTGCCGACCCTGCGATGTGGCCTAAGGCAAATCCGAACATCGGTAAGACCGTCACGTACGAAACGTACCATCTGGATGTGGAGCGAGCCGAAAAGGCCCCCGCGTCGAGGAATGACATCCTAGCCAAGCGATTCGGAATTCCTATGGAGGGATACACGTACTTCTTCACGTACGAAGAGACCCTTCCACATCGTCACCAAGAGTATTGGAAGTTGCCATGTGCTCTCGGTGCCGACCTTTCGCAAGGCGACGACTTCTGTGCTTTCACGTTCCTGTTCCCGTTGGCGTTCGGTCAGTTCGGAATCAAGGTAAGAAGCTACATCACGTCCTTGACGTTGATGAAGTTGCCGGGGGCAATGCGACAAAAGTACGAGGAGTTCATCCGAGAAGGAAGTCTTCACGTTCTCGAAGGTACAATCCTGGACATGATGGAGGTCTACGAAGATCTCGATAAACACATCGAGACCTGTGAGTATGACGTCCGGTGCCTAGGATTCGACCCGTACAACGCCAAAGAGTTTGTGACTCGATGGGAACAGGAGAACGGTTCATACGGCATCGAGAAAGTGATTCAAGGTGCTCGAACCGAATCTGTTCCTCTCGGTGAGTTGAAACATCTCAGCGGCCAACGCTTGCTTCTCTTCGACGAGACGTTGATGTCGTGGGCGATGGGTAATGCCATCACCATCGAGGACACAAACGGAAACCGAAAGCTGCTCAAGCGACGTTTTGACGAAAAGATCGACAACGTGGCGGCTCTCATGGACGCCTTCGTTGCGTACAAACTGAACAAGGAGGCGTTCGAGTGAGGGAGAGGAGGTGAGTACGTGGCATGGGCAGCTAAAGTAGGTGACCGTCTGAAGCACGCGTGGAATGCGTTTTTCAATCTCGAGAATCGGCCATTCGACGACACAGGAACTTCATACGGGACTCGTCCTGACCGACCTCGAATGATGCTCGGTAATGAACGATCGATCATATCCTCGATCTACACCCGCATTGCAATGGATGTTGCTTCAGTGGACATTCGGCATGTGCGGTTGGATGATCAGGGTCGTTACGAATCTGACATTCCGAGCGGACTGAACAACTGTCTGACCGTCGAAGCCAATATCGACCAGGCAGCGAGAATGTTCCGCCAAGACGTGGTTATGAGCATTCTCGACCAAGGCGTAATCGCGATAGTTCCGGTCGACACGTCTGTCAACCCTGCGGATTCGACGGGGTTTGACATCAAGACAATGCGTGTCGGAAAGATTGTGAAATGGTCTCCACGACATGTGCGCGTGGATCTCTACAACGATCAGACCGGCCGTCGCGAAGAAGTCACTCTCGAGAAGAGATTCGTCGCGATCGTAGAGAATCCTCTCTATTCCGTGATGAATGAGCCGAACTCGACTCTGAAGCGTTTGATCCACAAGTTGAACTTGTTGGACAACGCTGACGAGCTTGTTGCTTCTGGAAAACTGGACCTGATCATCCAGCTTCCGTACGTCGTGAAGTCTGAGGCACGCCGACAGCAAGCAGAACAACGACGTAAAGACATCGAGTTCCAGCTCAAGGGCAGTCAGTACGGCATTGCTTACACAGACGGAACTGAGAAGATCACTCAGCTGAATCGAGCGGCTGAGAACAACCTTCTCAAGCAGGTCGAGTACCTCATGGCGATGTTGTACTCCCAGCTGGGTTTGACCGAATCGGTAATGAACGGAACCGCGGATGAAGCGGCAATGTTGAATTACAAGAACCGTACGGTTGAACCTCTGCTAACAGCCATTGTCGAAGCCATGAGGCGGACTCTCCTCTCGAAGACCGCTCGCTCGCAACGACAGTGGATTCTCTTCTTCATGAACGCTTTCAAGCAGGTTCCCATGGAGAAGATTGCGGAGATCGCAGACAAGTTCATCCGGAACGAAGTCGCAACCGCAAATGAGATGCGCGGCGTCATCGGTTTCCCGCCGGTTAAGGATGCGAAGGCTGATCAACTTCGTAACCCGAACATGCCGTCAGAATCAGCAAGTCCAAGCGCAGTTCCGTCCTCATCGGGGTCGGATCCAACCACAGATCTGGAGGGAGACAGTCAAAATGGAAGACGCTGACTTCAGCGGCTACGCCACCAAGGCTGGTCTCGAGTGCTCCGATGGACGGGTTATCACTCCTGAAGCTTTCCGGCACCAGGACAAGATGACGGTTCCGCTCGTCTGGCAGCACGGACACAACAGCCCTGAGAATGTGCTGGGTCACGCCATTCTCGAGGCTCGCCCTGACGGTGTCTACGCCTGGGGCTTCCTCAACGGCACCAAGCAGGGCCAGAACGCCAAGGCGTTGGTTCAGCATGGTGACATCAAGAACATGTCGATCTACGCCAACCGGCTGGTCGAGAAGATGCTCGGCAAGGTTAAGAGCGTTCTTCACGGTCAGATCTGCGAGGTGAGTCTGGTTCTCGCGGGTGCCAACAAGGGCGCAGTCATCGACTGGGTTCGCATCCAGCACAGCGATGACCCAGCTGACGTCACCGTCTCCGACGAAGACGCGATCATCCACACCGGTCTCGAGATCGAGGTTCCTGATTCCGCCGACGAATCAGAGACCGACGACGAAACCGGCGGCGAGGCCGAGCACTCCGCCGACGACCCGACGATCCGGGAGATCTACGACTCCTGGTCCCAGCAAGACAAGGACGTCGCCGCCTTCATGGTCCAGAAGGCTCTCGAAGCAGCCGGTGTCAAGCCGGCGGATCTGGAACAGGGCGACAAGCAGACCGAGGGCGACCTCATCCACGACCAGAAGGAGGAACCCGGAGAGATGGGTACTCGGAACGTCTTCGACCAGAACAACAAGGGTGGTGTCGACACCGCCGGCGGCCAGGGGTACGCCCTGACGCACAGTGACTGCGAGACCATCTTCGCGAACGCCAAGCGCTCCGGTGACTTCATGGGCGCGGTCAAGGAGTTCGCCCTCTCGCACGGGATCGACAGCGTCGAGTCGCTGTTCCCGGACGCCAAGATGCTCACCGAGCGGCCGGAGTGGATCCGCCGGCGGTCTGAGTGGGTCGACCGGGTCATCAACGGCACCCGCCACCTGCCCTTCGCCAAGATCAAGAACATGCTGGCGGACCTCACCTACGAGGAGGCTCGCGCCAAGGGCTACATCACCGGCGAGTTCAAGAAGGAGCAGTGGTTCCCGGTCAGCCAGCGGACCACCGGGCCCTCGACCGTCTACAAGAAGCAGAAGATGGACCGGGACACGCTCCTGGACATCACCGACTTCGACGTCGTGGCGTGGCTCTGGGAAGAGATGCGCTTCATGATCAAGGAGGAGCTCGCGCGCGCGATCCTCATCGGTGACGGCCGCGCCGTGGACGACCCGGACAAGATCAAGGACCCGGAGGGCGCCAACGAGGGCACCGGCATCCGGTCGATCCTGCACGAGCACCACGTCTACGCGACGACGCTGACGATCAACCTCGGCGACGCCAACTCGAGCTACAACGAGGTCATCGAGGAGCTCATCCGGGCCCGCAGCCAGTACCGCGGCACGGGTACGCCGGACTTCTTCTGCACCTACGCCACCATGGCGGAGATGCTCCTGATCAAGGACACCACGGGTCGGCGGCTGTACGACTCGAAGGCGGCGCTGGCCAACGCGCTGATGGTGAACGAGATCGTCGAGGTCGAGGTGATGGAGGACGCGGACTACGCCGACGTCCTTGGCATCTTCGTCAACCTGGTGGACTACGCCATCGGCACCAACCGCGGCGGGGAACTGACCACCTTCGACGACTTCAACATCGACTACAACACCTACACGTACCTGATCGAGACCCGTCTGTCGGGCGCTCTGACCAAGTACAAGTCGGCTGTCATCGTCATGCGTTCGGGCGACAGCGACACGCTGGTCACGCCGACCGCGCCGGCGTTCGTCAGCAGCACCGGTGTCGTCACGATCCCGTCGGTCACCGGCGTGGTCTACAAGAACGACGCCACGGACGCGACCCTCGCCTCGGGTGCGCAGACGGCCATCCCGGCGGGTACCTACGTCACGATCCGTGCCGAGGCCGCCAGCGGCTACTACCTGCGGACCGGTCCGAAGACCTGGACCTTCAAGCGCGACGCTGCCTGATAGGCGGTACCCGCGATGGCAAAGTTCTACGGTGAGGTCGGTTATGCGACGAAGACCGAGTCTGCGCCAGGCGTTCACCGCGATGTAATCACCGAGAAAACGTACATGGGTGAGATCATCCAGAACAGTCGGCGTTTGCAGGAGGACGACAAACTGAACAAGGATGTTGTTCTCAGCAATTCGGTCAGCATCGTCGCAGATGCATACGCGAACCTGAATTTCTTTGCCATTCGCTACGTCAGATGGATGGGTGTCCTCTGGACGGTGACAAACGTTCAGGTCCAGAGGCCCCGTCTCATCCTGAGGTTGGGGGAGGTCTACAATGGACCCACGCCGTGAGGAACTCCAAGCTCGTTTGGAGTCTCTTCTTGGCTCTGGGAACGTATATTTCCAGCCGCCTGACGATGCGAACATGCAGTATCCGGCGATCGTGTATCGACGCGACCGTGGGGATACCGAATTCGCGGGCAACCGACCGTATCACAACGAGATGCGGTACCAGGTGATGGCGATTAGCCGTGATCCGGACGAAACTGTGGTTCGAACTCTGATGCAAGAACCCAAGTGTGTTCATATCCGGTTTTTCGCCATTCACGATCTCAATCACGACGTCTTCACCCTGGTCTTCTGAGAGGGAGCAACAATGGCAGTTCTGAACTGGGACGCCGTCGGGCAGCGGTACTACGAGACCGGTGTCGACCGCGGTGTCCTTTACCTGCCGGACGAGTCCGGTGCGTACGTCAACGGCTACGCTTGGAACGGTCTGGAGACCGTCACCGAGTCGCCCGAAGGTGCCGAAGTCACCGAGACGTACGCCGACAACATTCTGTACCTGAACCTCATCTCGGTGGAGCGCTTCAAGGGCACCATCGAGGCGTACACCTACCCCAACGAGTTCGCGGAGTGCGACGGTTCGGTCGAGGTCGAGACTGGCGTGTTCGTCGGTCAGCAGCCTCGCAAGACCTTCGGCATGTCCTACCGGACCCGGCTCGGCAACGACTTGGAGAAGGAGGAGTACGGCTACAAGTTGCACCTCGTGTACAACGCTCTGGCCGCCCCCTCCGAGAAGGCGTTCTCGACGATCAACGACTCGCCCGAGGCCGTCTCGTTCTCGTGGGAGTTCAGCACCACGCCGGCGCCGGTCACCGGGCAGAAGCCGACGTCGCTGATCACCATCGATTCGACGAAGGTCGGTTCGGCGGATCTGACCGAGCTCGAGCAGTTCCTGTACGGCACGGCCGGCACTGACCCGTCGCTTCCGTCGCCGGACGCGGTCATCGCGATCTTCGCCGGTGCGCTGACGACGGCCACGCCGACGGCACCGACGTACAACTCGACGACCGACATCATCACGATCCCGTCGGTCACCGGTGTCGAGTACCGCATCGGCGGTGTTGTGGTCCCGTCCGGGTCCTACGGTCCGATCACGGAGAACACGCTGGTCACGGCGAACCCGCTGCCGGGCTACAAGTTCCCGACTCCGACCGACGACGACTGGCTGATCACCTTCGCGTAGCCAGTAGGAGGATGAGAATGCTCGAGCTTTTGGTGCTCGGAGACGAGTGTTACGACGATGAACACGCACGGTTCACTCGGACACCATCGACGGTGCTGAGGCTCGAGCATTCTCTTCGATCTATGTCAAAATGGGAGTCAAGATTCGAAAGGCCGTTCTTGGGTGATCAGGAGCGGACGATTCCAGAGACCAAAGCATACGTCAGGATGATGTGTGTCGACGGGGAAATTCCCCCGGAGGTCTTTTCCCGTTTGACGAACAAGCACTTCGACGAAATCAACGAATACATCAACAAGAAGATGACTGCGACGACTGTCCGGGACCGTCCAGGAACCAGACCTTCTCGGGAGAGGGTCACTTCCGAGGTAATCTACTACTGGATGGTCAGTCACAACATCCCCTTCGAGTGCCAAGACTGGCATTTGAATCGGTTGTTGATGCTTATCCGAGTGTGTGCAGCCAAGAATCAACCACAGAAGAAGGCTGGAAAGCCTGACATGGCTGCACGACGCAACTTGAACGCGCAACGCAAGGCACAACTCGGTACTTCTGGATGAGAGGAGGGTTGCGTGCCCCGAATCGTATGGAATCTGCCCGGTAAGAACTTCTTCGAAACCGGCATTGACCGTGGTGTTCTGTATCCAGCGACTGGGAGTGGCGTTCCGTGGAACGGACTGACCGCGGTAAACGAACGACCCTCCGGTGGCAAGGCTCAGGGGTACTACATCGACGGCTTGAAGTACGCCAACGTCGCTTCGGCTGAGGAATACGAAGCAACGATTGAGGCGTACACCTACCCGGACGAATTCGCGGAATGTGATGGCTCCGCTCGGGTTCACTCTGGGTTCTACGCGACACAGCAAGTGCGTAAGCAGTTCGGGTTGTCCTATCGAACCAAGGTAGGAAACGAACAGAACTCGGAATACGGATACCGAATCCACATCGTGTACAACGCGTTGGCTGCCCCATCCGACAAGGACTACGGAACGCTTGACGATGATGTCGAGGCTCTGGAGTTCAAATGGGACATCACGACACTGCCAGGTACGATGACTGGCGTGAAGCCAACGGCTCATCTTGTGATCGACAGTCGATTCACCAACCCGAGCGCTTTGAGTGACATCGAAGATATTCTCTATGGAAGCGTAGAGGATGAACCACGGCTACCTACCTTCGCTGAGATGGTAACCATCTTCGATACCTACGCGATTCTCTCGGTGACGGACAACCTCGATGGCACGTACACGATCAGCGGTCCCGACGAGGCGATTTCATTCCCGACAGCCGACACGGTTGAAGTAACCTGGCCGTCTGTTGTCGCGATTGACGCCGACACCTACTCGATCAGCTCACTGTAGGAGACAGGTATGGCTACAGCCGTAGTTATGTCCGCGGATGCAACCAACGCTGCTCTCGACGAACTGATCGAGACTGGCGCATTCGACGGATCCGGAGATTTGATCCTCACTACACGTGGTGGGTCAAATATCAATGCTGGTTCGCCGATCATCACGATTCCGGACGCTGACACCACCACGAAAGGTCTTGTCGAACTTGCTACGACCGCAGAAACGACCGCTGGCTCCGATTCGGTTCGTGCGGTAACACCTGCTGGTCTCGATGCGACTCTGACGGCCAACGTTCCGGGTAAGGTTCCCTCCGCAAGCACCACAGTTCAAGGCAAGGTGGAACTTGCAACCGATGCTGAAGCGACGACGGGTACTGATACCGCTCGTGCCTGCACGCCGGCTAACGTTGCGGCAGTCGTGGCAGCCAACAACACCACGAACGTCACCCCACGGCCTCTCGGAATCGTCGCTCGACGGACCAGAACCAGCAACAGCACCGCGACCACGTCGTCCAGTGGTCAGGGCGTCGTCAAGCTGAGCTGGTCGGCAGTTTCGGGGCGTGCTTATCGGATTCGCAGTAATGGTCTGCACCTCACTGGTGGTGCGAACGACGAGGTCGCTGCGCGCGTTTTCATGACAACCACCGGCGTCGATCCCACCACGAGCGACACTGAGGTCTGCACGCTGCCTCGAAACATCGTCAACGCAGGTCGATATGAACTTGTCACCGTGAACGAGCTTGTCGTCGCAGGAAGCACCGCCACACACAAGGTGACGCTGTTCGTCGCACGTACGGCGGGGACTGCGGGCAACGCGAAGATCGACGCCACCGGTGTGAACATCAAATTCTGGGTCGAAGACTGCGGCGTTCCTGTTGCAGATGCCGGATCTGGAGCCGATGTCTAGAACGGAGCCTGATGGTTTACTACGTAACGAGGGGCTCCTTCGCAAAGACAGAGCGATTTCTTCAGAACCTGTCGAAACTCAACATCGATGCTGTTCTGAATGCAAACGGACAGAAGGGCGTAGCTGCACTCGCAGCGGCTACGCCACAGGATTCTGGTCGTGCAAAGGCGTCGTGGGGATTCGAAGTAAGCAGTAAGGGTGGCACACACAAGATCGTGTGGACGAATACCGATATCGAGAGTGGGTTTCCAGTCGTAATCATGCTTCAGTACGGCCACGGAACCGGTACCGGAGGATTCGTCCAAGGCAGGGACTTCATCAATCCTGCCATTCGACCGATATTTGACCAGATCGCAAACGAGGTATGGAGGGCGGTGATCTCAGCGTGAGTGCAACAATCGACACCAAAGTTGTAGAAATGAAGTTTGACAATGCGGAATTCGAAACCCGTGTTGCTCAGACGATGAAGTCTCTTGCTGCCCTCAACAAGGGATTGCAGCTCGAGGGAGCCACCAAGGGTCTTCAGGACCTCGGCAAGGCTGGTCAAAACGTCAACCTCTCCGGCGTGGAAGCCGGTGTACAGAATCTCGCCGACAAGTTCAAGGCGTTGTCTGTCATCGGCATCACTGCGCTGGCTACGATCGCACACCAGGCCATTGCAACCGGCGCCCAGCTGGTCAAGTCGCTCACAATTCAGCCGATCGCCGACGGTTATCGTGAGTACGAGACCAACCTGAATTCGATCCAGACGATCCTTGCGAACACTGGATTGGAAGGCGCCGCCGGCCTTGCCCGGGTGACTCAAGCGCTTGATGAGTTGAACCGATACTCCGATCAAACCATCTATAACTTTTCGGAGATGGCACGGAATATTGGTACATTCACTGCGGCTGGCGTCAAGCTTGACGTCGCCACAGGAGCCATCAAGGGTATTGCCAACCTTGCTGCGATCTCGGGCTCGAACGCAGAACAAGCCTCCGCGGCGATGTATCAGCTCTCTCAGGCCCTCGCCGCCGGGAAGCTGACTTTGATGGACTGGAACTCCGTCGTCAACGCAGGTCTTGGCGGCAAGGTGTTCCAGAACGCACTGATCGAGACCGCCCGCGTTCACGGTGTGGCTATCGATGACATCATCAAGAAGCAAGGCTCGTTCCGGGCGTCTTTGGAGAAGGGCTGGATCACCGCCGAGATCCTGACGGAGACGCTTAACAAATTCACCGGGGATCTGTCTGCTCAGCAACTCAAGCAGATGGGCTACACGGACAAGCAGATCGCCGACATCATCAAGCTCGGCAAAACTGCACAAGATGCCGCCACCAAGGTCAAGACGTTCACTCAGCTCATCGGCACTCTTCGTGAGGCTGTCGGCTCGGGTTGGGCTCGGACCTGGCAGATCTTGTTTGGTGACTTCGATGAGGCCAAAGAGCTGTTCACTGGCATCAACGACGTCATCGGCGGCTTCATCAATAAGTCCTCAGATGCTCGTAACAAGCTTCTCGGGGACTGGAAAGAGCTCGGCGGGCGGACTGTCCTGCTGGACGCGGTAAAGAATGCGTTCCAGGCTCTGATCGCGGTCGTGACACCGATCAAGGACGCTTTCCACGAGATATTTCCACCGATCACTGCGCAGCAGTTGTACAACTTGACGGTTTCGCTGCGGAACTTCACTTCCAGCCTGAAAATCAGCGCTGATACCGGAATGAACCTCCGGCGGACATTTGCAGGAATCTTTGCACTGTTCGACATCGGCTGGATGATCGTCAAGGAAGGAATCGGCTTCCTTCTACGTCTGTTCGGTGTGGTAACTGAGGGCTCCGGTAGCGTTCTGGAGTTCACGGGCAACATTGGTGACTTTATCGTTGGGCTGCGGAACGCCATCAAGCAAGGTGATGGTATCCACAAGTTCTTCGAGGGTCTCAGTAACGCCATTGAACCGGTCATTCGCTTCCTCAAGTCTGTTCTGACCCTCCTCGGAAGCATATTTGACGGATTCAACGGCCAAGACGCGGCCAAGAGCCTCACCAGCATCCCAGCCAAGCTCAATCCGCTCGAGAAGATCGGAGCCGTCATCTCCAAGATCTGGGGTGGCGTGTTCCATATTCTCGACAACGTCGTCAATCTGGCGTACAAGGCAGGTTCCTATGTCAGCGACTTCCTCCAGGACATGGGTATCGATGTTTCGAAGAGCCTTCAGGGCATCAACTTCGAAGCTATCGTGGGAGCTATCGGCGGCGGCGCGTTCACGGCGTTCATATTGTCCCTTCGTACTATCGGAAAGAACGTGGGGGACATTTTCGATGGCATCACAGACAGCCTTGGTGCCATGCAGCACACGCTGCGGGCAGCCACGCTCGTGCAGATTGCGTTGGCTATCGGCTTGTTGGCTGGCTCTGTACTGATCCTCTCCAAGGTTGATGCGGCGGGTCTTGCAAGTTCGCTGACGGCCTTGACGGTGATGTTCGGTCAGCTGCTGGGCTTCATGTTGGCATTCGAGAAGTTCTCGGGCTTCAAGGGCTTCGCCAAGATGCCCTTCGTGGCCGCCTCGATGATTCTGCTCGGTGTGGCGATCAACCTCCTTGCGTTGGCAGCGAAACAGCTGTTCGAGTTGGATTGGGAAGAGCTCGGTCGAGGGTTGACTGGGCTGGCCGGAGTAATGGCACTGGTGGTTGCGACGGCTCATCTCATGCCGAACCCGGCAGGGATGATATCTACATCCATCGGCCTGACCATTCTTGCCGTGGCGATCAAACTCCTGGTGGACTCGGTCAAGGAATTGTCCGAGATGAACTGGGAGGAGCTCGCCAAGGGCCTAGTGGGTGTCGGGGTGCTTCTCGGAGCTCTCACGCTCTTCTCCAGGTTCGCAATGGCGAATGCCGGTGGAGTACTCGCCGGCGCAGGGATCATATTGCTCGCAACGGGCATCAAGATCCTGGTGAGTGCAGTCAAGGACTTCGCCGAGATGTCCTGGGCTGAAATCGGTCGAGGGTTGACTGTTTTGGGTGGTGCCTTGCTGGGTCTCGGACTCGCGTTGGCTTTGGTGCCCCCCACTGCTCCGTTGGTGGCCGCGGGATTCCTGATCCTGGCTCCGGCGTTGATCATCATCGCGGAAGCAGTAAAGCAGATGTCTGGCTTGTCGTGGGCTGAGATCGGTCGCGGAATGACCGTACTTGCCGGGGCTCTGTTGGCCATCGGGCTGGCACTGGGTCTGGTACCGCCTACGGCACCACTCGTCGCGGCTGGATTCCTGATCCTGGCTCCGGCTTTGCTGATCATTGGCGAAGCCATCAAGCAGATGGCAGGAATGTCGTGGGAAGAGATCGGTAAGGGCATGACTGTCCTTGCAGGTGCTCTTCTGGCCATCGGCCTGGCTGTTTCGTTCATGACCGGTGCAGTAGCGGGCGCAGCAGCCCTACTCATCGTGGCGGGATCTCTGGCCATTCTCGCGCCGATCCTGCAGATGTTCAGCCAGATGTCCTGGGAAGAGATCGCTAAGGGTCTAGCCGCGTTGGCGGGGGTTTTCCTCGTCATCGGTGTTGCGGGGCTGGTGCTCGCCGGCATTGTTCCCGCATTGCTCGGCCTTGGGTTGGCGATCACTCTCATTGGAGTCGGTGTTCTGGCCGCAGGCGCCGGGGTGTTCCTGTTCGCTGCAGCGTTGACGGCGTTGTCCATAGCCGCAGCGTCAGGAACCCTCGCGCTCGTTGCGATGGTCGGGGCGCTTGCTGGTTTGATCCCCACAGTCATGAAGCAGATCGGGCTGGGCATTGTTGCCTTCGCCCAAGCTGTGGCGTCGGCAAGTCCGGCGATGATTGCGGCGATCGTAGCGATTCTGATGGCGCTTCTGACGGCCATCGATCAACTGGCACCCAAGATCATCGACAGCATCTACAGGTTACTGACTGCACTCCTCGACACGATCATCAAATACATGCCGCATCTTGTGGATGTTGGATTGAAGATCGTGATCGCGTTCATCAACGGTGTGGCGTCCAAGATCGGTGCTGTGATCGATGCAGCTACGAATCTCGCCATCAACTTCATCGAGGGATTGCAGCGCAACATCCCGAAGCTGATTCAGGCTGGTATCAATTACATCCTCAGCTTCCTCAACGCCATCGCCGATGCAATTCGAGCCAATTCCGCCAAAATGGGAGAAGCCGGCGCAAACATCGGAACGGCAATCATCGAAGGCATGATTCGTGGTCTGGGTGGTGCCGTCAGTAAGCTGGTGAGCAAGGCGGTGGACATCGCCAAGAGTGCTCTGAACGCAGCAAAGAGTGCGTTGGGGATCAGCTCGCCATCCAAGGAATTCGAAGAGGTGGGTCGGTTCTCTGTCGAGGGTCTTGCTCTCGGGTTGGAGAAGAACGCATCCATCGTCGAGGATTCTGCTGTGTCAGTGGGGAATTCGGCACTGGACTCGATGCGCGACGTCTTGGCCAGACTTCCAGACATCATCAACGAGAATCTGGATGCTTCACCCACGATTCGTCCGGTGTTGGATCTGACAGACGTCAAGAGCAACGCGTCGCAGATCGGTGCAGCTCTGAACAACGCTGCCGCATTCCGAAATGCAACCGTGTTGGCAGCCGACATCCGAGCGAATCAGACACCTCAAACGGCTCAGGACGCGACAGCACCTCAGCCGTTGGTGCAATACAACCAGTACAACACCTCGCCGAAGGCTCTGTCTGAGGCTGAGATCTACCGACAGACGAAGAATCAACTATCCACGACGAGGGGAGGTCTACCCACATGAGCATCACCAAGGTCGAAGCAAGAACCTCCTTGGGGAACCTGCAGACGTTCGAGCTCGCTGACACATCGGCTGGCTACATCGTCGAGGATATTCTGGGGATAGACCCGGTCAAGGCGACACTTGTGTCGTCCACCTTCGCCAACCTGGATGGTGCGAAGTTCCAGAAGGCTCGTCGCGAAACTCGTAACATCATCTTGAAGATCAAGTTGAACCCTGACTATATTTTCAAGACGGCCCGCGAGCTTCGGACGCAGCTGTACTCGTTCTTCAATCCGAAGACGGAGGTCAGTCTGCGCTTTTACATGGCAGACGGCCTGGTGGTGAACATCTCGGGTGTAGTGGAGACCTGTGAGGCTCCACTATTCACCCAAGAGCCGAGAATCGATGTTTCGATCATCTGCTACGATCCCGACTT